TCACCACCTGTTGTAGCCAAATTTAATGTCTTAACATAAGATTCTTGAAGATTAGTAGCAGCTTGAGCACCCTTAATTGAAACAGCACCAATACCAACAATAGCAATGCTACTACTGTATGCCATGTCTTTGATTTTCTGACCTGCGGTACGAAACCCGTTTCCCATCTTTTCAGCAGCACGGTAAGCACCGTTAGCTCCGCTTGCGTACTTGCTTAACCCATAAGGATTAGCACGGTTAACTTCTGCTTGAGTTAACTTCAACTCATTTTTCATATTGGCAACGTTTGTTGCCGTTTCATTTACCCGAACAGCTTGCCTTTTGTATGCATCACTAGCTGAACCGCTTGCTTGTTCAATTCTTTTCAGCTCTTCTGATTGCTTAACATACTGTTGGGAGAGGTTTGATAGCGAGGCTTTCATATTATTAGCGCTAGTAATATTAGCTGCTCTAGTATTATGCTCTGCTTTCAAACGGTTGACATACGAATCAGAAACTTGATTCATCTGCTTATATTCTTGTTGCAACTTTGCTAATCCACTGGTTTGATACTCCATTGATGATTTAGCACGTTGTTGCTGAGACTCTAAGCTAGCTAACTTTTGATTAGCCTGTTGGATGTTTCTTTCGTATTTTAAAAAGGACTCGGCACCTTCTTTTGTAGAGGTGTCTAAGCCCTTTTGACGTTGTTGCAATTCAGTTATTTTGTTTTTCTGAGCTTCCATTTCTCGGCTCAGACCGTTGTATCGCTCTTGCGATGCTTTTAAGTAATCGCCCGATGATTTAGCCGCTGCCTCTTGAGCTTTCCAAGCGTTTTTAACAGAAGTAACAGCATCGTTCAAACCACGTAAACTATTAGTCGCTTTTAAAGTGTCTAAAGCAATAGACGTGGCCATCTCCGCCTGAATTCGTTCAACCATTTACTCTCCTTCCCCTGGTATGTTCAACCCCATTTGTTTAGCAATAGCTAATGGATCACCAGCACGTTTATCAGGCTCTTTTGCATTAAGCATATTCATGAATGAAAAATATTCCTGATTATCTAAATCACTTGGCAAAATACCGTATTCTTTAAAAAGTTGTTTTTTTAAATAACGCACCTCTTCAAGTTGGTTCTTCTTGTCGAATACTACCCTTCTTATTCGACCAAATCTTCTTTTGGGTCTTCTTCATTTACCTCTTCTTGACTTTCAGAAGCAAGCCTAACAAGATTTTCGTATTCTTCTTCGCTAACGCCCATCATCATCAGTTCTACATATTCATAAGCATCTGAAAATTGTTTAGATGATACACTATGGGTTAGTTCGTCCATTTCTTCGTCAGAAATACTAAAAATTGACTTGATTACGTCCATCTTAATTTTGCTAGATTTCAACTCATTTTTCTGGATATCAATAAACTCCATACCCTCAGTATCAGCAAGTTCACCGAGTTTTATGCTGTTTTCAATCGCTTCTTCTCGCAAACCAAATGTCTTTTTTATAGATACCGTCTTGCGAATTCCGAACTTATTCAACTTAATTTTTTCTGTATTAACTGCCATGATCTAGGCTCCTTTTATTTTGATATGTACGGGTAAAATTACCCTAAATTTAGTTACAAAACGACGTATTTTTTTAGTGACAAAGTTACATTTTTTCAAATTAAAAAATGAGAACTTACAAAAAAGTTACAAAAATTGTGTAACTTTACGAAAAAAATGTAACTTCTGTATCCCTTGACAGGCATAGCCCGAATAGCAAAAAGTTACAAAGTTACATAAAATACTATATAAATATATATATATATTATTACAAGGTTTAAAGGTAACTATGAGTAACTAAAAATGTAACCCGCCCATTTTCATGTACTGTTTATTTCAAAAGCGAGTTAAAAAATACTAATTATTGACCTGTTGTGCCATCAGTTGGTTTTGAATAGCCAGGGAAGGTTTCTGCCATTAACGCATCAAGTGTAAATCCATCTACCAAATCAGATGCAACTTGGTATGGCTCACCCCCGAATTGAGTATCAACAACGGGATTCATTGTCGTTAAAGTCATAACGTCGTTTGAATCAGTTTCGTTGTTAGTGTTTGTACCCAACGTCTTGTTTCCTTCGATCATTGTCCCGTTAGCAAAGGCATAATATATTTTATGTTGCTTATCCAATGTTTGTGTCACAGCGATCGCCGCTACGTGCGCTTCTTTTTCACCATCAACAAAGCCTTTGCTTGTTGTTTGGATTTTACCAAGCAGCTTTTGCTTAGCTTCAAATCCTAGATCAAGCATTGTAAATTCGGCTGTTGGATATGAACGAGCCTTAGTTGAGCGTTTGGCCTTATTGTTTGAGTATTGCAAGGTTGGTGCAGTACCCAAGTTCTGAATTTGAATTTGAGTAGCACCTTCAGCAGTAGCATCTTGATGGCCGTCTGCTTCATAGATGCCTGTGTCGCTCAAACCATCAGCGCCTTTTATTAATTGACCTGTTGCATTGTCAATTAATCCGAAATATGAGGTAACAATACCTTGTGTTGCCATGAATTAATCCTCCAAAATATAATTTTTTTCAAAATAAAAGACCTTAGTGACTTGATTAGTCTTCGGGTCATTGGTATGTGATTTAGATTGGGTTGTTTGCCAACCGTTTTTTTCTAATAGCCTTGCCAATGATATTTCTGTGTCAAGAATTGGCTTGGTGAAGTTAATTCCGTAAAATATCTGTACTTCAACACCATAATTCATGTTTCTAAAACGGTTGTTGGCTCTCTTATCCAAGTCGTTAACCGTTTCGGTCACAAGAACTACTGTTGAGGTGACATTTTCGAGATATTCTTCATCGATACTTGTTACAAAAACAACATCAGCAAAACTCATTGCTTCTATGAGTTCTTGAACTTCAAAAATGGGTAGTATCATCAATTACCACCTTTCAAAAGTCGTTGATATTCAGCATATTGAGCCGCTAACACAGCTTGTCGAGAACTACGCCTAGCATCTTCAACAAAGTGATCACCTGGAATAAATTTTGTCCCATCATTTAATAATCTTGCTATACGACCATGGTTTATACCTTTTTTAGTAAAACCAACTAATGAGGTACCATCACGAATGTAATCAATATTTGTTCCAGAAACTTCAATTGAATCAGCCAAGTGAGTTACCTGGCTAGTGTCTTTATGATTTTCATCATAATGTTTGGCCTTAGTAATATCATGGAGCCTTGTCTTGTATACTTCCGCTCCAACTAACGTAATCTTTTGTCTCTGCTTAACGTTAGGAACTAATTTGTTCACATTACGTAGCCATTGATCTAAAGCATCATCAAGTTCCATCAAATGCCCCCAGTGGTTCTTTAGTAATGGTGATGTAGTCAAACGAAACCGGTGTATTACTTTCATCAGATGAAATATATTTGATGTCGTGAACCTTACCAGTTTTTACAAAGCGAACTTTCAAGTTCTCTGTAAGGCTCTCATTGTGCCGTACAGAAATTATTTTAGTTTCTTGTATACTTGTACCAAAAATAGAATCAGATTGCGTAATCGAGCGACTACGTGGCGCATATCGCATTTGGCTAGTAGAGGACACGAAGCTAGGTACTTTTTGTCCTGTGTTTTTGTTTAAAACAGATTTAACAGTTCCAAACTCAACTTTTCCAATAAAATTACTTGGTTTTAATTTTCCGCTAACCATTAGTTCCGACCACCTTCCATCTGATTTTGTTCAGCATGTACTGATAAGACTTAGGATAAGCAATTTGTTGACCAGATAAAGCACCACGATTATAGTAATTGAAATCAACTAATGTTCTAACTGCTTGATTGAATATTGGTAATTTGCGATATATTTCAATATCGATAGTACTGTCGATTGAACCGCGAGCATCTTCTTCAGCATATCCAATCAAACTCTTAAGAACATCATCATCACCATCAATAGCTAAATAGTCTTGCATATCACCAACTGTGACACCTGTTGATGTTGAAGGCGCACGAGGTGAATTTGTTTCATCTGCCATGAATTACTCCTTATTCGCCACTGCCAGATGCAGGAGTAGCTGTGTTAGTAATAAAGTAACCGGCTTTGTCATCAGCTTGCTTAACTCCAAATCGGAAAGCAGCACCTAGGTAACGGCCATAAATTTTGCTGTCTTCCCAAGCCAAAGTAATTTCTTGACGGTTAGGGAATAGAACACCACGCTTTGTGTCACCGATAAATGCTTTTTGGTCACCAGCGTTACCAAATAGTTCATCACCAATCACATAAACCGGTACCCCCAGCAACGTCTTTCCGGATGCTTGTGCTAATGATGCAGTTGATTCTTGAAGTAAGTAACGTCCGTTCTTATCTTTCAATGTGTCAACGGCATTGTAGAATGATTGGCTAGCAATAATAACACGTGCATAAGCTGGATCTAAATCAACATTCAAAATGTGCTTTACTTGGTCAGCTAATGTATCACTCGTAGTTGACTTAGCAGTAAATGCTTGCAAAACTGGTGCAATCAAGGCGTTATAAGTGTTAACCTTCTTTTCACCGATTGATTGACCAACCAATGCTGTCAAATCGACTTGTGTGTCAGCAATTGATTCTTCTGAAAGAGGAATTGCACCACGATAAGTATCGACAGACCAGTCTACTTCCTTGAAAGTAGGTTCAGCTAAAGCTGGGTTTTCTGCTAATTCCTTAACAGAATTGAAACGATCGGTTGCACGTTGCAAAATAGGATACTTACCACTTGGAGTAGTAACTGGTGTCTTGTTAACCAAAGTTGATAAGTCAACAACTGAGTTAACTTCAGCAGATGGATCATAAATAATTTCCTCTGGGATTAATACACCAACTTCTGACGATGTTACCTGTGAAGCAACTGCATCAGAAATTTTTGCACCACGCGAATGAATGAAATCATTAATACCTTGCTTTTTTGCAGCAAGTTCAGCGGCTTTATTGTCCAAAATATTAGTCTTTTTACCAGGCTTTTTAGGCTCTGGTTCAACGTCTTCAAAGCTCTTTAGTTGAGAGTTCAAAATATCACGGCGTGTCTTAGCGTCCGTTAAGTCATCTTGAGCCTTCTTAATATCTTCTACTGAAGCAGAATCATCTTGAACCATGTTGTTCAATTTAGCATTCAAATCAGATGCCTTAGTGCTAGCGTCACGGAATGCCGCTTGTAGTTGTTCTTTAGTCATATTTTTCTCCTTATTTACGTAAAATAGCCAACTTAGCTTGCACGAGCTTGTCGTGTTCACTTGGTTGACTATCAGTTGCGTTAGTTTTCAATTTTTGATTTTCACCAACCAAATTTTTGATACGATTGATTACTTTTCGAGGTAGTACATTATTAACAGAATTAGTGACTGGCTCTTTTTCAAAAGTCATTACTTCATCAACTAATCCAAGTTCTAATGCATCGTCAGCATTAATCCACGTCTCTTTATCCATCAAGGCAAGGAACTCATCGACTGGACGCCCTGTTTTTACAGAATACGCCTTAGCTATGGCCTTGTCGGTGGATTTTAGTGCGTTAGATGTTTTATCCAAGTCATTGTGGTTACCACCTGCATAAGTTGACGCATTATGTATCATTAGCTGAGCAACTGGTGAAATTTGAATAGTATCACCAGCCATGGCGATAATCGATGCAGCACTATAGGCTGAACTTTCAATTTGCGTGATAACTTTACCAGGGTAGTTTCGTAGTGCTGTATAAATTTCATTCGCTGCATCAACCTCTCCGCCTCCTGAATTAATTCCAATTTCTAAATCAGAACCATCAGTAGGTAATTTACCTAAAATATCAGCTGGTGATGTAACAGTCATGCCTAACCAATCACGATAGATTTCTGCATCGTCATCATTAGTGATCATGCCTTTAATATCTAACTTCATTCACTTTCTCCTTTCCCCTGCGTCGATGGAACATAGACAGGTAAATTATTAGGTAACACACCATATTGCTTCAGCATGAATTCAGCCTGCGCTTGACCCAAAGTGCCAACTTTAACCATGTCGTTGATTTGGCTAACACGGGTAGCGTCGTCAACATATTGCATATCAAGAGTTAAATCTTCTGCATTCATTTTCAAAGCAATTTCATCAATTTCTGGGGCTACATAACTAATTAAGTTCTCGTAGTACAAGTTCTTGATTTGTGTGCTGTTACTGTGCTGGCTTTCTGTACCATTACCACCCCCTAACATGTCAACAGGTACGCCAAATGCCTTACTAATCTGATTAGCAGAATACTCTGCGTTATTGTTTAACGCTTTGAATACATCAGCTTTCATCTCAAATTGGCTGAAAGTTGAATTAGAGTCCAAAACCATTAACCGACCATTATTTGAACCATTGTTAGCTTTTTCAAACGCATCACGCGCAGCATCAGCATCTCCCTGCTCCAATAAAGCGTTACTAATCTGCAAAACAGAAGTTGGCGTGATACGATTTTTAATCAAGTTCAAGCTTTG